CGACTCTATAGTCATGGACGTATACCCAAGTGAAGAAAAACAATGTGTTGACATCATGGCTGAATGTATGTTAGCCATCCCTTTGGAATCAAAGAAGAGGTATGGTATCGAATACAACATGCCAGTTGGTATAGAATTAAAAATAGGAAAGAATTGGCTTGACTTGGAAGAGATACTTACTGTATAATCCCTTTACGCTAACCCTTATTAAAAAGGAATTTTAAAATTATGGGTACTGAAATCGAAAATGTGAATAACGAATTAGATGCTATGATGCTTGCTATGGATGGTGACGACAACAAAGCCATCATGGAACTAACCGGACAAGCGGAGAGTGACACCAAACCTCAGACGGGGCTACCCCGTTTAAATATCAACTACAAAGAGGAAGATGATAATGGCACCTCTTTGAAGAGGGGTACTTGGAGTGTCTGGAATGGTAAAGCAAGAGTTTATGCGGATGCTGTACAGATGCAGCCTTTGTTACGGATGTACGAGTGGTCAGTGTGGGACCAAGAAGAAGGCAGGTTTTCCTGCAAATCAATACAGAAACCAAAGCTTGCAGGGGAGTTTCCTGATAGCCTAGGCGGTAATAAATGTGGTCGTCTTTCCAAGAAAGAAGAAGAAGCACTGAGCCATGATGACCCTTCCTTCCTACTGAGTCGTTCTGTCAACTGTAATCAAGTTATGTACGGTATACTAAATTCTACTGGGGCAACATATGCTGATGGTAGTCCTGCTCCTATTGAGAACATGCCGTTTATGGCGTACTTCAAAAAGTCAGGATTCATTCCTGTATCTAACTTTATCAAGCACGAACTCACTTCTAAGTCAGCATTGATGCACAAGAGCGTCATTGAGTTTACTACCCAGAAGCAAAAGAACGGGGGCGTAATCTATTGGACTCCAAAACTTGAGTACATAAGAGAAGCACCATATGGAGAGGAAGAAAAAGCTCTGTATAAGAAGTTCTATGAGACTGTAAAGGGTTCTAACCAAGCGGTCTTTGATGAGTACAGGGACGCACGAAAAGCGATGTCCTCTCAAGAGGATATCGACTTAGAGAGACGGTTGGCTGGGTAACATGCTACCTCTTTTAGATGTACAAGACTTTCTACAAAGAGCAGGGCGGGGGGAGATAGACTCCTCTCGTCTTGAGCCTTTGATAGAAAAGTTTGGGGAAGACTGTAAGGCAGCTATGCGTAAACAGTTTTCTAGTCGAGGTGACTACCGCATTCGTATGTCGGGTGTTGGTCGTCCCCTATGTCAACAACAACTAGAGAAGCAGGGACACAAACAGAATGTTGCCTACAATGACATAGTTAGGTTTGCAACAGGGGACTTATTGGAAGCCTTTGCAATCTTGGTTATGAGAGCCGCTGGATTAAACGTCGTTGACGAACAGAAGAAGTGTTCCCTCGAACTCGCTGGTCAAACCATCAATGGAACCCTAGACTTGGTTCTTGAAGTGGATGGTGAAGAAGAGGTATGGGATGTAAAGACTGCAAGCCCGTGGTCATACGACAACAAGTTTTCGGGCCGGGGTGGTTACGATGTCATCAAGGAAGATGACCCGTTTGGTTACATCATGCAGGGACATTTGTATGCGGAATCAGAGGGTAAGCGGTTCGGTGGATGGATTGTAATAAACAAATCCAACGGGGAATGGGACTTTGTAGAGGCACCCCTCGAACAGAGTGAAGACCGGAAAGCCTACCTAGAGGATGCGAACAAGCGTGTCGAGGCTATTACGAATGACGCACCCTTCAAGATTCCCTTCCAATCCATACCGGAGACGCACACTGTCGATGGACAAAAAGTAGAGACGGGTAACCGCCTCATGCCCAAGACATGTACGTTTTGTTCCTTTAAAACAATGTGTTGGAAGAACGCAGTCCACGCTCCTAAAGCAACGTCCAAGGCAAAGTTTAAGCCGCACACTTGGTACACCAAGCACGTAAAGGATGTTGCCTAGCTATGCCCATACTATACACAAGAACCTACCCCCACGAACTATTCGGATTAAATCCAGAGATGCGGTGTGTATTTGTGGAGTCCCATGAAAAGCGTGGGGGTGACCCTTCAACAGTCCAAGTCCGTCCCTTGGAGATGTCTCTTCCTTTGACCTTACGAGACAACTATTCACCTGAGGGTAGTCTTGGTTCTGAAAGTGAGGCTCGTGATATTAAGCTCATAGAAGAGGAGTGCCAAGTTATTATCAAACATCTTAGACAAGGAGTTCTTGTATGCCTTCCGACACTTCTACTATCAGAAGAGATGGCACTGCTAAAAAAACGTACCCCAAAAGTAGAACAGTATCTATTAAAAAGGCTAGACGGAATGAAGGCGGGGTTTCCGTTGCTAGGATTATGAGAGGCACTAAGTATAGGTCCGCATTCGAGATTAACATAGCTAAGTCTCTTGCAAACCGTGAGGTACCCTTTGAGTATGAAAAGTATAAGTTTGAGTATATACCTAAGGTACGCACCTACACACCTGACTTTTACCTGCCCCAGACAGGCATATATGTAGAAGCAAAGGGCCACCTAGATAAGGGCGATAGAGTTAAGATGCAACTTATGAAACAACAGCATCCCGACTTAGATATCCGGTTCGTGTTCCTACGAGCCACTAACAAAATTTACAAGGGTAGTAAAACAACCTATGCTGACTGGGCGAACCGCTATGGTTTCCCGTGGGCTGAAGGTAGCATACCCCAAGATTGGATTACAAATGGCTGATGAACGAGAGTTTGAAAAGGCAAGCCTATTGCCTGAAAGATGGTATATTATACTGAGCAGAGTTAATGATGAAACCTTCAACATGACTGCCTATGATACAACCACTATAATCGAAGAAGAGGAAGATGACGACTACATGGATGCAGGGTTTGTAGCCCAGCAGGGATTGATGGAGCTACTACAGAATGACTTTGATAGGGTTATGAAAGCAGGCATGGCTCGTATAGCCTTTTATGATATGGCTGAAAATATTATGGATGAAATCAAAGAAGAGATTGACAGCATAGATGAACCTAAGATATTGTCCAGAGAAGAGAATGTTGTCAAGGTAGACTTTGGGAAAAAACAATGAAACGACATGAAGCATATATGAAAGAAAAGATTGCCGAATCTAATGAGAGAGCGGGCAAGGAAGCCTATGGTAATGTGGTTGTGGACATGGTTAACAGCCCCCCACACTATAACAGTGCAGGAATAGAATGCATAGATGCCATACAAGCAGCCCTAACCCCAGAAGAATTTAGGGGGTACTGTAAGGGTAACAACCTGAAGTACACGTGGCGAGAACGCTACAAGAACAAAATAGAAGACTTAAACAAAGCCGCATGGTACTTAAACAAATTATTAAAGGTTCAAGGAGAGACCAAATGAACAACCAACTGCCCACTGTATACCAGCAATTCATTCACAAATCCCGCTATGCTCGTTGGCTCGACAGTGACAGTCGCCGCGAACATTGGGGGGAGACTGTAAGTCGGTACATAGACTTTATGACTAGCCACGTTAAGGAAAAGTGTGGTGTTAGTATTCCCTCTGACGTTATCAAAGAGGTTGAGGAAGGGGTCCTGTCCCTTGGGGTTATGCCGTCTATGAGGGCAGTGATGACTGCAGGTTCTGCGCTATCTCGTGACAACATTTGTGGCTACAACTGTAGTTACATACCTGTTGATAACCCACGTTCCTTCGACGAGTGCATGTACATCCTGATGTGTGGCACCGGAGTTGGCTTTTCTGTAGAACGAGAAAACGTAGATAAGCTGCCTGTAATAAGTGACGCAATGAACGAGTCTGACACTGTTATTAAGGTAGCAGACAGCAAGCCGGGATGGGCAAAGGCATACCGCGAACTCGTTGCGCTGTTGTACGCAGGACAGATTCCTACATGGGATGTATCCGATATTCGTCCGGCAGGTTCGCGGCTAAAGATTATGGGGGGCAGGGCTAGTGGACCGCAACCCCTAGTGGACTTATTCAACTTTACTGTGAATATATTTAAGAAGGCAGCAGGACGCAGACTGTTTCCTATTGAGTGCCACGACCTCATGTGTAAGGTGGGCGAGGTAGTCGTTGTAGGGGGCGTTCGCAGGTCAGCCTTGATTAGCCTATCTAATTTAAATGATGACCAGATGCGCCACGCCAAAGCTGGTGAATGGTGGGATGAACCCGACAAACAAATATATCGTAATGGACAACGAGCCTTGGCGAACAACTCTGTTGCCTATAAGAGCAAGCCTGAGATGGGTACCTTTATGCGTGAGTGGCTTGCCCTGTACGACAGCAAGTCTGGTGAGCGTGGCATGTTCAATCGTGAAGCTGCTGACAAGCAGGTGGCTCGTAACGGCAGACGAGAGACAGGACACATGTGGGGTACGAACCCTTGCAGTGAGAT